TGATCCATCTATCCCTTTATGGATTACTGAAGGGCAAAAGAAAGCTGATGCTCTTGCAAGCATTGGGCTTTGCTCGATAGCCCTTCTTGGCGTTTGGACTTTTATAGGCACTAATGAAAAAGGTGGTAAGGAATTCTTGAGTGATTTTCTTGATATCGCCTTCAACCATGGGCGGCCGGTCCGGATCGTCTTTGATTCGGATGTAATGTCAAAGCCCGAAGTCAAGCAAGCCTTGGACACGTTGACTCTACGTTTGCAACGAAAAGGGGCAAAGGTTGAAGTGGTCTATTTACCAGGGGGGAAATATAAAACGGGTGTTGATGATTGGCTTGCTGAAGGTCATACGCTCGAAGAGCTGGAAGACCTGGTAGAGGGTCCGCGTCCGGAAATAAAGGTTGCCCCTCCTGTTGTCGAATTGCTTGATAGTGCACCTTTGACAATTCGGCGACCTTTGTGCCTGGTGAATGGGAAAGCGTATGCAGCGATCTGGCCATATGTTCTGACTCGCATAACTCAGAAACTTATGGGCGGGCAGGTTGTTCAGCTGAAGGAACCTGAAGAGATCCGTGAACAGTCGCTGCATATTGTCCGTAACGATGGAGCTCTCTTTGGGCCTTTTGAAAGGCCGTTATCAACTTTGGGAGTAGAGGTAGCACTGCCGGAACCACCGCCGGCGAGAGATTCGTTGTGGTCTACGCCTGGCATAAAGGCATTCATAACAGGTTACCGGCCGGATCCCAAAGATATTTTCGATCGTGTCAAATCTGTGATCGCCAGGTTTATTGACTTCGATCGATCGCTGGCTGATCAAGAAACTATGTCCCAGATGCTGGCCTGTTTTGTGATCAGCACGTGGTTTTTGGATGCTTTCAGTGTGGCGCCTTACATCTGGGCGAATGGTGAGCGGGGGAGCGGGAAAACGAGTCTCCTGCTTATATTAGTCCGTTTGTCATATCTTGGCTCTTCGCTCTCTCCATCGGGTAGCTTTGCTGCTTTGAGGGACCTGGCAGATTATGGAGCAACGCTTGGGCTTGATGATGCGGAAGATCTCACTGATCCGAAGAAATCAGATCCGGACAAGCGTGCCATCTTATTGTCAGGCAATCGCAAGGGAATCACTGTGCCATTGAAAGAGCCCAGTCCAAACGGGCAGGGATGGAAGACACGCGAAGTTAATTGTTATTGCCCTCGTATCTTTTCAACCATTCAAAGACCAGATCCAACTTTATCAAGCCGGGCTTTGATCATTCCTGTGGTAAGGACTGCTCAGCGCTCGAAAGGGAACGCAGATCCGTTGGATGATACGCAGTGGCCGTGCGATCGACAGAAGCTGATCGATGATTTGTGGGCACTGTCTCTGGCTCACCTTACTTATATGCCTACGTTCGATAAGCTGATTGGAGAAAAATCGAAACTAATTGGTCGTGATCTTCAGCCATGGCGGGCGATTCTTTCTGTGGCAGCCTGGCTCGATAGCATGGGTGTTTCCAGTCTCTGGGGAAAGATTGAATCACTTGCAGCTGGGACCTACCAAGATGAGCGGATCGATCTGGAGAAGATAGATATAAACCGTATTGCGATGCGTGCCTTGGGTGAATATGCTGCACAAGCACCCACAAAAACAGAATGGTCATTCTCCACTCAAATGATTGTGGAGATCATTCACTCCCTGATCGATGACGAAGAAATTGAGGTTGACAAGGAGTTTATCAACGCAAAAATGCTTGGGATGCGGTTCAAGAAGATGAGACTTTCCAAGCGGGAGTACCCACGACCGCGCTTGTGGGAAATTAGCAGGCGTGCCCTTGCAACCATGTTCGAAGCATACCGGATCCCAATCCCGGAAGGAATTTCAGATAATTTGGAGATTCCGCTCTCGGGTAAGTTGGAGGGGTTGGTGGGGTTGGAGGGGTTGGCTTCCAACCCCTCCAACTATGCCAACCCCTCCAACTTGGAAATTAGGAAAAATCCGGATTTATTGCCTAAAAATCCCTGTAGTGCATGCCAAAGTGTGGCCTGGTATGTTGGACCAGGCGGGAATGTTGTTTGTGGGATATGTCATCCGGATCCGCGCATTCCCGATGAAGTTGGAGCTGCAAGAGCTAACCGCTTATCAAGATAAGTCATTAGGCAATGCCAAGAGAGAAGAAGACCTTCAGCATCGAAGAAAGACCTGGGAATGAATATCCCAGCCTTGAAGCTGCACAACAAGCGGCATTGCCTCTGCTCTCTAAAAGTCTATATAATGTCATTCAGGAGTTGTTAGAGCAGGGTGTTTTGGTGTACGTCAATGGTGTGCTCATTCCAAATCCGCAAGGGAAAAGCAATGGATAATTACTCCGCTCCTCCACCAAGTCTTTCCGCAGGTACACAAGTTTGGGCATATTTTCGGGATAGTGGAGGTTCCTCACAAGAACAAAGCATAGATCAACAGGAGCATGAGGTCAAAGAATATTGCAAACGAAACCATCTTGTCTTGATGAAGAGCTTTCGGGATGTAGCCAGATCGGGTGGTAGTGCGGTTGGGCGCCATGAGTTTATATCCATGATCGATCTCAGCCAGGATAAAGCCACTCGCCCTGGAGCCATCTTGATTTGGAACTTCGCTCGATTCGCACGTGACTATAATGACTTTGTCTTTTATAAAGCGACCCTGAATAAACGCGGCGTGATTGTTCACTCCCTCACAGACCAGATCCCACATGATGACTTTGCCGGCAAGATCGTCGAGACGATCATCAGCCTGGCGAACGAAGAGAAACGTCGCCAAACATCGAAGGATGTAAAGCGAGCACTGAAATCCCTTGTCACCAAAGGCTATGCTCCAGGTGTCCCACCACGCGGCTATGTAGCTATCAAAGTTGCCATCGGAGAAAAGCGTGATGGTACGCCACGCGTAGTCAGCAAGTGGGAGCCTGATCCTGTTTTGAGTGAGTACGTAAAGGTCGCCTGGCAGCTCCGTGCAGAAGGGAAGTCCTATAGAGAAATCACTCAAGCCACACATGGAAAACTATATACTAGTGCCAATTCGTGGCATAGCTTTTTCAAGAATAAAGCCTATCTTGGAATAGGCAAGAGCGGATCACTGGAGGTACCAGATCACCATGAACCTTTGATTACCTGGGAGCTTTGGGAGAACATTCAGAAGCGCTTTGAAGATCATCCCTTGCACAAATTGGGTGGGCATTTAAATCATCCGCGGCGCGTGGGTCATCCATCACTTCTTTCAGGTTTTACCTATTGTATCGAATGCGGCGCGATGGTGACTTATAGTGCCGATGTCGGAAAACAACCCTGGCCATATTACATCTGCGGAAAACGTGGCCGTCATGGAGCTGGAGCCTGCAAATCCAAACGAGTTGGAGCGCACAATGCAGAAACGGCTATTATGGCTTTTGTCGTGAATAAGATCCTGACTCCCGGATACCTATCAAATGTGATCGCAGAAACGAAAAAGCAATTGGATTCTACGGATATGATAGAACGGCAAATCAAAGCTGAACAGCGCCGGCTCGAAGATCTTGAGATCGCCATACAGAGAAATTTGAACACGATCGAAAAAACCGGCTCACCGGCTGCTCAGGATCGGCTTGCCATTCGCGAGGCTGAACGAGCCCAGGTCAAAAGCAAAATCGATCAGTTAAGCACGGACCTGGAAACGGCCCAGATGGAGATTACACCTGAAGCCATGGATATCATCCTGGCTGCCTGGCGTGAGCAGCTTTCACGTCTTCAAGAGAGTGGCTCGATCCGTGATATCAAAAGCGGACTTCTGAAATACGTAACTAGAATTGAACTCGGTTACAATACAGCAAGAATTTTCTATACCTATCCCATCAAAGATATTCTTTCACCGCGGAACACATTGCCCCTCTGTGGGGGCACTGTTTCGATACGCGGTGTGAAGATTATCGTGGTTGAATGGAGTAAATGACCATGACAATTTTTACACAAACAATCGATCGGTCCGCCAGTAATAAAATTTCTGATCAAACTATGCCTGATCTCAATGACTTTATGACTACACGGGAAGCCGCGAAGAAATTGGGCTTTCATGTGAAACGGATCCCCACAATGGTGAGAAATAAGACATTGGAGGGGGTGCGGTTTGGTCGTGCCTGGCTTGTCTCGAAAAAATCTGTTGCTGAATATTTGAAGCACACAAAGGGCATGAGCAAGAACGATCCTAGACGGAAATTGCAAAAGTAAAAGGCGCCTGGCACTTGACAGGTGCCTTTTTGTTCGGGTATACTGATAACCAAAGTTATGAGAAAGCTTCGCCACTCGGCGATTTATTTTTACTCTTTACTCATAACCAAAGTAATCAGTACATTAACAACCGAATAACCGTTCATTGTGCAGCTGTGTGATGAGCATAGCCAGTAATGACACGGGCATCGCAATTGTACGTACGTGCAAAAGTCTCCCGCTAGGAGTACCCGGGAGACCTAGCATCCAGCCTGAAGGGGGCAGGCTGGATATTAAAAATCAATTACCAAAGCAACATCTCACTGAGATGCCCTCCCCCACTGCGGTTTATTTGGGCTTGCCCTGCAAACGTCCCAGGAAGCGCACGCACGCACGTGTGCACGCAGGGTAAATCAAGCAATTATGGAACGAATGTTTTTTAGCCGCGAGAAAAGTCCCCCAAATTTTAACCGCGAGAAACCTCCCCCGGAATTTGCGTGCGCTCGGACAGGTGCGGTGAATGGGCATCTCGACTGAGAGGGGGAGGGGAGCAGCTGGGGGATTGTGTCTTGCGTGCGTGATGGTCTTGCAACTGCGATCGCAGAAGATCAGAACAGCACGCACGAAGCTTCACGAAAGAAATTGATCAAAAAAATCTATCAACCAGTAAGGAGATAATCATGTCAACGAATACTAATAACAATAAAGCTGATGAGCTCATAAAGGAAATGGTGGAACACCCGGACAAAGATGTACTTGACTATCTGAGCAAAGCCGACAGACCCCAGTTTCTTGTAGAGCAGCAAAAGTACTGCTTACCTGAAGCTCCAGCGTTTCCTGCAGAGTTTTTGGATGCTATGAAAGATACGGCTTTCCAGACAATGCAGGATTTTCTCAAGAAGATCGACGCGCCAAAGGAAGCGCTAGAGTTGATTGATGATCTGTCCATTCTGACAACGATTGGCAATACAGAAAATGGCAGCCAGGTGAGCTCAGTGATAAATCAAGTCTTGCTCGAGACTGTAGCCAGTGCCAGCCGGAATATCGTGCAGCTGGGCGGTGTCTTCTATAGCCCGAGTGGGACCACTATTAGCAGGGAAGCAGGTGCCACTTTGGAGCAGGCTTCGGAATAAGGTTTCAAATGAGCGCCGTGCCCCCTGGCGCGGTCCAGGAACGCCGTGCTGCGAAAATTTGACCTGAGACACGGCCTGGTGAGCTTTGGGGTGTTTCGAACTTTTGTTCCTGGACCATAGGATGTGATCAGGTAAACCAAATAAAACGAACTCTTGACCAAAACGAAGTGATAACTTAAGATTGCGATATAAATTTTGCACGCCCGTTCTAGTAATGGGCACTGTCAGACATGAGCACCTGATAAAACGGATTTGCAAAGAATCCTTTTATCGGGTGCTTTTTGTTAGGAGACGCCGTGGCAATTCAATTAGGCTCAGCCTACGGGAAAGTTTCGCTTGATTCAAGCAGCTTTGTGTCTGGCATTAATAATGCCAAGAGCAGCCTGCAGCAATTGATCTTTGGAGCACCAAGCGCAAGCCGGAGCATTGAGAGCATCGGCGCCTCGATGAAGAGGGTGGGGGCAACCATGACCGCGGCTTTCACGGTGCCGGTGCTCATTGCAGGAAAGAAGGCTTTTGATATTTTCAGGGAGTTCGAACAGAATCTGAATATCTTGAAATCTGTGAGCGGGGCAACCGGCGAGGAGATGAAAAAATTATCCGATAAAGCCAGGGAGCTGGGAGCAGACCTGACCCTGCCAGGCACATCGGCTGCAGATGCAGCGGATGCGATGGCAGAACTTGCGAAGGCAGGATTGAGCGTGGGAGAAGTGCTGGATGCTGTACGGGGTGTTTTGCAACTGAGTGTGGCAGGACAATTAAGCAATGCGGAAGCAGCACGAGTCACAGCAAATGCGTTGAACGCCTTCAACCTAGAGGGAAGCGAGGCTGTGAAGGTGGCAGACTTGTTAGCTGCAGCAGCACTGGCATCCACAGCAGAAGTCAATGAGATGGCAGATTCGCTTCAAATGTCTGCAGCGGTGTTTGCAATGTCGGGCTTGAAGATCGATGAGCTAGTTACATCTATAGCTATGTTGTCAAATGCTGGAATTCAGGGAAGCGATGCAGGCACCAGCTTAAAACAGATGTTCTTGGCATTGGAGACTCCTTCAAAAAATCAACGAGAAATCATGCAGCAATATGGCATTGAAATTTACAACGCTGCAGGTCAAATGAAATCAATGAGGGAGCTAATAAGACTTTTTACCGCATCTCTTGGCGGTCTTAATGATATGGAGCGCAATAGGGCTTTAGGCGTTTTGTTTGGAAGTGATGCGATCCGAGCAGCAAATCTCGTTCTGATGCAGGGCGTGGATGCCTATGACCAAATGTATGAAGCAGTTCATAAGACCGGTGCGGCGGCTGGACTGGCAGCTTCGATGATGGAGGGTCTGACGGGTTCAGTTGAGAATATCAAGAGCGCCTTTGAAACCGCAGCGATCGCTGCGATCGAACCATTCAAGGATGATATCAAAGCAATATTGGACTTCATTGCAAAGGCGATCAACGCGTTCTCCAATCTGCCAGAACCTGTGCGGAAGGTGATCGTGGTGATTGTGCTGCTGGTGGCAGTGATCGGACCGTTATTGATGATTTTTGGAAGTTTGTTGCCAATGCTCAAAATGACCACCAACAGTTTCAACCCGCTTTCAGGTGGCATTATTGGTTTGATCTTCAGTTTTGTGAAGCTGGTTGCAGCTGCAGCCATTGTAGTGAAAGTGCTGACGTTCCTGGGAATCTCAACTGGTCCTGTGGGCGCGGCGGTGCTGGGCTTGAATGGAGCGATTGCAGGGACGGCGGGCACGATCTGGGCTGCGTTGGTCCCGGCGATCGGGGCGATATTTACGGCATTGTTGCCTGTGATGGCTGTGATCGCTTCGCTGACCTTACTTGCGGGCATCTTTGCGGTTGCCTGGAAAACGAACTTCCTGTTTATCCGGGATTCGTTCAATACGTCGGTCAAGTTCTGGACGAATATTTGGAAGGCGTTCACTGCATTCCTGAAAGGCGATACAGCCGGCGCGATGGCGTATTTGAAGGAAGCGTTTCAGACCCTGGTGGATCACATCAATAATGTTTTCCAGAAACTGTTTGGCATCCAGGATGCCTGGGGAAGATTCATGGAATGGATGAAGACCGCACTGGGCAGAGTGGTCTCCTATATCTCGGATGTGTTTACCAAGACAAACTGGAGCCAGGTGGGGAAGTACATCACCCTGGGGATTGCCAATGGGATGCTCTTGGGAATTCCTTCGTTGATCCTGGTGGCGGCACAGGCGGGTGCAGCAGCACTGGCTGCGATCAAGACGAAGCTCCTTATTAAATCTCCATCGGGAGCGTTTGAGAAGCTTGGCATCCTTTCTGCCCAGGGATATCAGCTGGGGCTGGCAAGAGCCATGAGCGCGGATGCGATCGCAAACGCCATGGCAAGACCGGTGAACCAGCTCTCGAACTCACAGCAGCAGACAATCAATAATTACTTCCCGTCGGGTCTCACTGTTCAACAGGTGCGCGCGATCGTCGATGAAAGAAATGAGCAATTAGTAAATACGATGATCAACTCATTGGGAGGTGCATAAATGCAAAGGTCTCAGAAGGTAATTGTTATCCGGAGCCTCAGGAAGGCTGGTGATGATGCATGCAACCACCTAGCTGATTTAATGGAGAGAAATCTCAAAACTTCAGAACGCTTGCAGCGTTTCTTGCAGGGCGAGAAAGCAGGTCAAAAGCCCTATACACTATCTCCGAAGCCAGCTATTGAAAAAAACAGAAAATAGGTGAACCATGAAAAGGCAAATTGCATTATTAGTAACGCTTGAAGAGAGCGAAATCGACAGCCTCGAAAAACTCTCAAAGCAGGAATTGCAGCAGATTCAAGAGAAAGCTGCACTCTCAGTCCAAAATGGATTGATCGAGCTTGGGCTTGATGAATCGAGAACACACGTAGCGCTTGAAGAAAGCGAACAAGACCAAGAAGGAGAAATCACCTTTTTTATTATGGGTGGCAGTTGAAAGAACAGTAAAAACAAGGAGCCCGGCGATCGCTGGGCTCCTTGTTGTGTAAAATCAACGTAGGCGCCCGAAAGAAAAACCGCCAAACTGTGCAGCAGAATGGCGGTGAGCTGGGCGCATGAGATCACGGCTCATGCTTGAACAGATTGTAATTCACATCTTCAATCATGCAAGCGGGGCTACATCGAAGGTGAGATATGAAAAAGATTTTTGATTATCCGGAGCAAGGGTGGCCGGCAGACTCCTATTCTCGTGTTGTTAAATTAGCGCCTGAGATACATAAACAGGCTACAGAAATTGGGATTGAAGCGCGCCTGCTTGGTGCATCCAATTCATGGGATAAAGCCATTCAATCAATTGGTTTTAATATCACTTTTAGAGAAACAGACTATGGATGCCATCTATGGGTTTATATTTTTGATGATAATGACAATGCGCTGAAATTCCTTCTACTTTGGAAACAATTAGTAGATCAAGGCCGGGTGTGGGGCGGGCCATACAAAAAGCCATTAGCCGTTGAAGCCCCACCTGAACACACTGAGCAGAAGAAACCACTCCCGAAAACCAGAAGTGACTTAACTTATGTTGCCCACCAAACGGTTAGTGAAGAGGCGAAGTCGATTATTCTCAATGCTTTTAGAGCAAAGCCAAAGCGACCATCAGCCGAACAATTTATTAAGTATCAAATTTCCAAATTGATAGATCTAACAAGAGATCTTTATTCCAAAGCTTATCTGATGGCGGTTTTTGATATCGAAAAAGAATCACGGAAATGGGATGGCCCCACTGAAGAGCTAATTGTAGAAGATTTTATTGGACCAGCAAGGTTACGCCAGTGGGATAGGGAAGATAAAAAGTAATTCAAAAAGAATTTCAGATGATTTCCAAAAGGCTGCGATGTGTTTTCAACATGTCGCAGCCTTTATTTTATAGAATTTGATGAGCAAAGGAACTTATGGAAGATCTCGATGCATTCAAAAAATCAATAAGGATCATGTGCACAAATTTAGCGGGGCAGACTGTAGTGATCAATTGGCGTGCACCCATTGTTATTGGGCTTGTTGGGCAAGCATACATATCTGCAAAAGGTGTGATCACCTTCGACATCGATCCTGACCACCCAATTGAAGGAATATATCTCACTGCAATCCATGAGGCAGCTCATTGCATCGCAGGCCATCTTGACCAGATGCCTCCAAGGGATATTTCCGAAGACATAGAAAATCTGTATCTGAACGAAGGTCCAATTCTGGAAAGGACCCAGCAGGAAAATTCAGAATATTGGGACGATCCAAAAGAAGTGGAGGCAAGAAATATAGCTAGTGAACTAGATAACATGGCTCGAAACCATACGTCCGGATTGTTAGGCAATGATGACATCGAACGCAAAATAATTTTTTTGTCGCAGGTTAGGATCTTGCGACCGGAGGAGAAATCTGATGGAGAAAAAAACGCTTGACAAAATCAATGAAGAGATCGCCAAGCTCAAAAAACAACGCGCTCAGATCTTTCAGTCATACCAAGAGAAGATAAAACTTCTCAGTGACCAAAAGGCTGAGCAGGAAACAACCTTACTCGCCGGCGAGGATACCAGCGGGATCGTAGCTGGAATTCTGAGCACCCAAGTTGAAATTCAAGGCTTTCGCAGGGCAGTTGAAGTTCTAGATGACGAGATAGAGAAGCTTCAAAAAACACAAGGGATCGAGGCTCAGTGGTTTGCTTTAGCGCAAGCAGAAGAATTGGCCCCCGAAGCTCTGGATGCACTGAAACCTGCCTATGAAGCTTTGGTTGAATTCGTTGAAAGAAATAGCCAGGCAATGGCCAAAGCTAAAGAGTTGGCTGAGAAGTTGAAAAAAGTAAAACGACCTACGCCCATGACAAATTTATCTCAAAGGCTCTCGGGACTGTTTTATGATATTGAAAAAGAACTTCCACTTATCCTTGAAAGATTTCCAAAAGAGATTTTCAGAGATGGGAGCTTGCCCAAACCTGATGAACTGGCGAAAAGGCTGAGACGCAAACCTCCAGCACAAGGTCTGCCTTCCAATTGGAATGGGAACTTAGAGCCACCCCAAAACCTTCATCGGGGATGAAACCTCATTCTCCGCATGCAGAGAGAACAATCACCATCGAAAAAGCCTGGCTAAACCTGGCTGCAGACGTTTTGATTTTTGCGATAAATGACGTGAGACAAGACCGGGATCCCAAAAAACGAGAGAAGGCCAGAGAATGGCTAATGTCACCTGCGGCAGCTCTGTTCTTCGATGTGATCATCAATCCACAATTTGATTTATGCGTCTGGATTTCAACTAACTGCCCTGAACTGGAAAGATAATGATCGAAGAGACAAAGCAACCCTATCCCACATTGAATTATGCAGCACATCTGTTAAAGCGATTGACTGACGCCAACGCAATTGACCCAGATCCGGAAGACTTAAAGCGTTTAACAGGTCCGTTATTCAAAGTTGTGATGTCTGTCTATTCAGAGGGGCGTGATAAAGCCAAACGCAAGGCCACCATGAAGGCTGAGCTGAGCGCAAACGATCTAGACCTGGTCTTACAGCCTATGATCGATCTTGCAGATCCTCGGGCTGAGCTGAGCGCTTTTGAAATCTCTTCAGGCTGGCAGCCGTTTGATTTGGCTGATGTGATGAAAGAAAATATCCCGCCAATTGAATGGGTAGTAAAGTATTTCCTCCCGCGTCCAAGTGTCATTGCAATCTTTGGAAGACCGAAGCATAAAAAAACGATGGTGGCGTTGGATATGTGTCACCATGTGGCCGGTGGTATTGCATGGATGACAAGCGTACCAGGTGCGACCGATGGTATCGAAGTCACGCCGGCCCGGGTTGTGTGGGTGGATTTGGAAAATGGATCAAATGTGCTAAAGCGTCGCATGAAAGCTTTTGCAAAGGCGCTGGATGTTCAAATCATGCGGGGGCAATTCCAGGCTTACAGTATGCCGGACCCGTGGCCAGATCTGAGCAAGCCTGAAAACGTGATATCGATGATCGAACGTATAAAGATTCTTGGTGATATTGGTGTTCTAGTGATTGATCATTTAGGGCAGGTTTTTGGACCTATCGATGAAAACAGCCCCCTGGCTTCCCAGGTCATGGGTGGGATCAGGCAAATTTCAGAGTCCTGCAATGTAGCGATTATCCTGATTCATCATGCCAAAAAAGGTAATGGCAAAGACACCGGACTGATAGAGGATCAGCTGAGGGGTAGTGGCGCGATCCTGGCGGGAGTAGATGCAGCTTTTCTGGTTGAGAGAGATCTGATTGATAAAAACCAGGTCACGATCAAGCCTGTAGCAGTCCGGGGGCCGGACGCTCCAAACATATCAGCTAATTTCTCTTTTGAACAAGATCCCAAAAACTTGGATCTAACCTCTGCACGTTTTTGGCGTATTGCTTATCGCAATATTGCTGCCCGCGCACATGATGCAATTATTCAAGCTCTTAAGGAAAACGGAAAACTGAATCATACCAAGTTGCGAGCCAGTGCAAAGAAAATTGATGCAAGTCTCAGTGATGCCAATATCAGAGATGCGATCGCAACACTGGAAGGAACTGGGGAAATTTCTTATACAAAGGCAGATAAGGGCGCCAAAATTTATGAATTGGCAGGTGAGAATGAAGACGACTAAGGATGAAACTCGCGCCCTGAAAAATAAACATCGGCTTGAGCTGGTAATGCAGGAAGCCGGTGAGATCTTCGATGGCAACTCAACCACTGGAGAGCTGTGGCTAAGCGCAAGCACGCCAGGCCTGACTGTAGATACTCGCCGACAGATCTACGAGATCAAATTCCCTGGGAAGGATGAATCGGGCGATGTGATCGCTTGGCTGAAGTGTCGCTATTCTTGGACCTTTAGCATGGCGGTCAAGTTCTTGCAGAAACGGCCAGCAGATCCCAAAAGGCAGGATCTGCCTACAGCTGCTCGAGCAGCAAAGAAATCGAGGGCTGCACGCAACATCGAAGACGAAACAAAGCCTATAGACCACCTGCAGGAAGAGGCTTTGCAGATTGGCGGGGACAGAATAAGAGAATATTTTTCATGGAGTCATTGGGATTTGGTTTTATATAACCTCCGTGAGGAGATCCGGATCGATCCAACTTTTGCTCCGCAAATTACTCAATGCCAACGATGTGACAAACGATTTGATTGGCTGAGTGCGTTGGAGAAAAACCTCATGCAAATCCCCGTCCAGCATGGTTACAAGCTTCAACACGTTGGACCTATCCCGATCGTGGCTTACTCAATAAAACGATACATAGAAACCTCGGATCTGGAGTTGCCAGGAATTGTGGAAGCCCTGGGAACTGCATTTGTAGAAGATGAAAATGGGGTTGTTTGTGTTGAATGTGCAGTGAAGGAAATCAAATTTCAAGTTGCATTATCTCTTTGCGAGAGATCCGCTCGAGCCCGTGAGCAAGCCGAAGAAAAAGAGCAGAGAAAGGAAATCCGTGATGCCTGGCAAGATGCAGAGCTACAAAGGGAACGTGAGCAAACCCGGATGATTGACGAATGGGAAGCCGCCCGTGACAGCGCGGCGGGGGAAGAACGCACAGAACTTTTATAACTTATCTTTTTTTCAGTAGGAATAGGAATCCCAAAATTCCCTTCGATCAAGGGCGTTTGGGTGGACGGGGGCAACGTTCCTGGAAAAACAGAGCATGGCGTTGGGACCTGGCCATGTCCCATTTCTGTGTGATGGATCCAAGACGTTGAGCTTGTCAGTGTGTGATGTGTGTGTCTCTTAAACACACATCACACACTCAAGGAGAGCCAGATCAAACTGGCCGGGAACTGATCAAGCAGAACCTTTACAGCTGAATATTTGCGCCGGGTCCCGCTGGCCAAGTGTATTCAGAAAGCCCGGGGAGCGATTCTCCTTGTCACATAGTAGGCATTATGCGACAAAAACAGCGGACCAGGTGCCATTATCAGCGGTCAATAAAGGACCTAGGGGCATGATTATTTGTCGCATAAGGTATGTGGACATGCTGCAGCTGGTGCCCCGGGACCTCTGCCCATGGTATCAAGTGACTGGCATCGACTTAATGTGATTGCAACAGCAGCCGGCCCTGCAGCCCAGGTCCCATAAGCCTGCTCGATCATTGAAAGATATTCACCCGCCAATAATTGATCGTGTGTTAACTGCAGTGATCCAGGGACATGACCACGGGTGCTTTGTGTCCACGATGCCAGGCAGGAGAGGGGGGCGGGGGTCTTCGGGGATTTTGTTTTCGAATATGTACGTATATGCGTGGCGAGCAGGCTCGGATAGTCATAAAAATCCTGGAAAAATGGTCCGTTCTGGATAGATCCCTGGTGCAGGGCTTGATCAGTAGAAAATTTCGGTAAGATTTTCCTGGAAAACGGATCTCAGTGCAGCTGCAGCTTATCAGCGCCGATGTTTTCCTTTGGGAATTTTGAAAAGTTTTCTCTGTGATTTTCCCCCGCCAAACTATCACAAAAGATTGGAAGGAAATATGTCAGCCAAACAGAAAAAGAAAAACAAAGTCGACCTTGCTGAGCTCGCCGAGACAACCCTGGAGCTGAGTGAACACCGGAAAACTATTGATCTAAAGAATGGTGATCATATAGAGATCAAATACATCTCATGTCCACCAGAAAAGATAATAGCTTGGCATCGGTCTATAGAGGTCATTACAAAGATGATTCTGGAGATCTTGGAAGAGTCAGCTGGTGGGAATGAGGTAGGAAAGCAGTAGTTCACAGGCTAGGAATGGTGGCGTGTTCCTCTAGCGAATTTCTATACAGACAAACAACTCCACTCCCACGGCGCTCCCACATTCCCACGGTTGCACTTCTGCCAGCGTGGGAGGTCCACCATTTCCGCATTTTCTGCAGTGACGGTACAGGACCCTCCCAGAGCCTCTCACCTGTAACATTGAGTGGAGCGGCAAATCGAAAGCCACTCTCTTAGTCCTGATAATTCGCTGCATAGGAATAGTGGCGTGTTCTTATAGGACATAAAAAGCCGATTTGTTCAGTTGTATATGTTCAGTTTTTTTCGGATTGTAGGTTGAGCCCTAGGTTGAGTCTTTTTTTTGGTATCAGTATACTTGACACACAAAACCTTTCGTAGTATACTAAAAACACAATAACGAACTAGCGAAAGGATAAAACAAAAATGAACGCAAATTACGAATGGGCGCAGCCCAAACCCAAGCCCGAAAATATCCCTGATGGAAAAACTGCTTCCCGATGTAGCAAGTGCAACGGGAACGGACGGTATGTTATGGCTGTTGTAAACGGTCAACCCTGGTCTGCCACAGGAACCACTTGCTATGCTTGCGGCGGTAAGGGATGGATTATCAAGCGCAAGCCCATCCAGAAAGTGCTTTGCCTGCGATGTGGGCAGAGAATTAGAAAAGACTGGTTTGAACATCATACGGTTGTTGTTCCCAGTGGCGATGGATTTGAAAGGGTGGAGTGCAAATGAGCGCACAGCCTAAAACCCTTCAACAGGCAATGATTTACTTCGCTGATAAACAGAACGCTCATGATTTTGTTGTAAGCCTCCGTTGGTCTGATGGGGTTGTATGCCCTCATTGCGGCGGGTCTGAGCAATGGTTTATCAAAACCCGTCTTATTTGGCGCTGTAAGGCTTGCAGGAAGCAGTTTAGCGTCAAAGTCGGTACGATCTTCGAGGATAGCGCGCTTGGCTTGGATAAGTGGCTTTGCTCCATTTGGCTGATTGCCAATGCCAAGAACGGGATTTCGAGTTATGAGATTGGGCGCGCTCTTGGCATCACTCATAAATCCGCCTGGTTCGTACTTCATCGGATTAGATACGCCATGCAACAAGGCACGCTTGAAAAACTTTCGGGTGATGTGGAAGCCGATGAAACATACATCGGAGGCAAGGCAGAGAACATGCACAAGCGGACGCGCGAAGCAATGGGGATACAGGGACGCGGGACCGTTGGCAAAGCTATCGTTTTTGGTTTGTTGGAACGCACAACGGGAGAAAAAGCCAGCAAAGCAAAAACCAAAGTTGTACCAAACACCAAGAAGAAAACTCTTCAACCCGAAATTAGAAAGAACGTCCAACCCGATTCCAACCTTTACACCGATGCGTTGAAATCCTATCAGGGCATGGAAGAGGAGTTTGTTCACCAAGCCGTTGACCATGCGACCGAATACGTAAGGGGAAACGTTCACACCAACGGGATAGAAAACTACTGGAGTCTTTTCAAGCGCACGCTTCGCGGGACGTATGTAGGCTGTGAAGTTGACCATCTTGGAAGCTATCTTGATGAGCAAACTTTCAGGTTCAATAACCGCTACGGGAATGACGCGGAACGGTTCTCTCTGGTTTTGGGAAGCGTGGCAGGTAAGAGATTGACCTATAAGCAGTTGATTATCAAAAGGACGTTCAAGCAATTGAACTTCCTTAAGAAATTGATTTAGGAAAGGAAACACGACATGGGAACAATCCGAAAACCTCATAACGACATCATTGGTTATTGTTGCGAGCTTCGTAATCGACGTACTGGTATAGGCTATGTTGTTATTTATGACCGCAAAAAGGGTTTTGATTGTGACGCTGATTACCGCTTCGTGATTTCGTGTGAAACGCACGGAACTATGACAAGCGCGCCATCTGAAAAGAAGGCACGAGAGATTATGAAATCCGTTGATTTTTGCGAAGAGTGCATGAACGGATAGGCGGAAATCATGCCTACATATCAAGCAAAGCACCGACTCGCAAGAAGCGAAGAACACCCCGATTTGGGGTCTGGGAATTCTGTTCCCTGGAAGAGAAAATACATTGCCGTGTGCGGCTATGTTGGCTATGTTCGCGATAGTTTCATAGGAGAAAGTCGCGGAGTAACTTGCCTTCGTTGTCAAAAAAAGATGCATGGTAAACCTGTCATAACTGTGCATGTATCGAAAGACGCATCACCCGAAACCCTCCAAGCATTAGGAGAGATGATGATACACGTAGAGGAGATGGTCATGAGTAAAGAAAAATCAGAGTTTGAGAAGTTCAAGGACATGGCTAAAACCGTTGTAAATACTCCAAAAGAGACAAAGCGGAAGCCCAAAAAGAAGCCAGCAAAAAAGCCGAAAAAGAAAGGGGGGAAGTAGGCTTGTGCGTCATGTATACCGTTACCTTTTTTTTTGTAATTTTCTTCGATGTAAAGCCTAATTTTCGAGCTTGGTTTGGTTTATCAAGATAACCGTATAGCAATAATGAAAATTCACCCCATGGGAGACCCCCAGGGGCTAGGAATTAGTATAGAAATGGAGAATTAAAATATGACAACGAACCAAAAAAACAAAAACGCCCCAGCAGGAGCCAGGGCGAAGACGCCGACGAAGCGTCGAAAGAACATCCAAGAGAATTATACAACCCCCATGCAGCTTATGCAACAGCACTATGAAATGCTGAAGGCATCCGCGATCGCAGATGATGTGATCAAGGAACGGGGATACAAAACGATCACTGACCCTAATGAATTGCGATCGCTGAAATTTCATGATTCTCAAATACGCGTGCCTGGTCTACTTTTGCCCTTGCATTCAACAGATGGGCAGATCCCTTTTTATGTGTACCGGCCTGATAGTCCGCGCGTGTTTGATGACAGAAAGCATCGCAATGAAGACGGGACCTATAAGCAAAAGGTTATCAAGTATGAAATACCAAAGGGCGAGCGGATGCGGCTTGATGTTCCGCCCAGGTGCCGGGGCAATCTGGGTGATCCATCTATCCCTTTATGGATTACTGAAGGGCAAAAGAAAGCTGATGCTCTTGCAAGCATTGGGCTTTGCTCGATAGCCCTTCTTGGCGTTTGGACTTTTATAGGCACTAATGAAAAAGG